ATACAGGATTATATAATTATGAGTTTTTTAGCACCTAAAATGCCTTCAATGCCATTACCACCAGTTCAACCTTTACCAGCTGCACCTTCTACAGAAGTGTCTGCGGAAGAGAAAGAAAGAATTGCAAGTGAACAAGCAGCTATTCAAAGAAAAAGAAAAGGCAGATCATCTACAATCTTAACTGGACCATTAGGTGATGTAACAGAATCAGAAATTGAAAAGAAAACTTTGTTAGGATCATAATATGGGAGGAGCAGTAGCAAGAGTAGCATCAGTAGTTGCACCAAGACCAAAACCACCTAGACCTACACCTGCACCTATAGCAGTTGCACCAAGTGTAGTAGAAGTTTCTCAAGCAACCGCAACTAACATGGATGGTTACGATAGCAGAAAAACAAAACGTAAAGGAAGAAGCTCAACAATATTAACTAGCTCAACAGGAGTTGAAGGAGAAACAACTTTAGGTAAAAAAAGTTTACTAGGATCATAATGGCATCAACAGATTTAACAAAAAAATTATTAGCACGTTTCGATAGACTTTCAGGACAAAGACAAAACTGGGAAACACATTGGCAAGAAGTAGCAGACTATATGCTACCAAGAAAAGCTGACGTAACTAAACAAAGATCACGTGGTGATAAAAGAATGGAACTTATTTTTGACAGTTCCCCTTTACAAGCATTAGAATTATTAGCAGCATCATTACATGGTATGTTAACTAATCCATCTACGCCTTGGTTTACTTTAAGATTTAAACAAGCGGAAGCTGACAGCGATGAAGAAGCTAAGATTTGGTTAGAAGCTGCAACGGAAGTTATGTACACAGCATTTAACAGATCAAATTTTCAACAAGAAATTTTTGAATTGTATCACGACCTTATTACGTTTGGTACAGCAGCAATGTTTGTAGAAGAAGATAAAGATGATTTAATTAAATTTTCTACAAGACACATTGATGAAGTTTACATTGCGGAAAATGACAAAGGTAGAATTGATACCATCTATAGAAAGTTTAAATTATCAGCAAGAGCTATTGTACAAAAATTTGGTGAATCAGTATCTCAAGACATTCTTACTTTAGAAAAAAAAGATCCCTACCAAGAAATAGAAATTATACACGCAGTTTATCCAAGATCAGATTTTGATCCTAAGAAAAAAGATAAACAAAATATGCCATTTGAATCGGTGTATATGGAATACAAAAACAAAAACGAATTATCAGTATCTGGTTTTAAAGAATTTCCTTTTGTAGTACCAAGATATTTAAAAGCTTCACATGAAATCTATGGCAGATCACCTGCTATGACTGCACTACCAGATGTTAAAATGCTAAATGAAATGTCTAAGACAACAATTAAAGCTGCACAAAAACAAGTAGACCCACCTTTATTAGTTCCTGACGATGGTTTTTTATTGCCAGTCAGAACTGTACCAGGCGGATTAAATTTTTATAGATCAGGTACAAGAGATAGAATTGAACCATTAAACATTGGTGCAAACAATCCATTAGGTTTAAACATGGAAGAACAAAGAAGAGATGCTATTAGAGCTGTGTTCTATGTAAACCAACTGATGATGCAAGATGGTCCTCAAATGACAGCAACAGAAGTTGTACAAAGAAATGAAGAGAAGATGAGACTGTTAGGTCCTGTCCTTGGTAGATTACAATCAGAATTATTAAAACCACTTATTGATAGAGTGTTCAACATTCTATTAAGAAACAATCAATTACCTCCTGCACCAGAATCTTTATCAGGTGCGGAAATAGATATTGAATATGTTTCACCTTTAGCTAAAGCACAGAAATCCACAGAACTGCAATCAATAATGAGAGCTATTGAAATCCTTGGAAGTTTAGCTAATGTAGCACCTGTATTTGATTATGTTAATTTTGATAATTTAGTTAAGCACGTTGCCGACATTGTTGGTATGCCACAAAAATTATTAAAATCACAAAGTCAAGTTAACTCAGAAAGAGAACAGAAACAACAACAACAACAGGAGCAAATGCAGATGCAACAAGTACAACAAATGGCACAAGCTGGAGGAGACATAGCACCACTTGCTAAAGCTTTACCAGAAGAAGCTAAAGCTGTTGCGAATGCTGAAATAGAATAATGGGTGAAGCAAAAGATAATCAAAAAAACTTTACAAAATATATTGATAACATAAAAAAAAATTATCAATTTTTATTTAGTTCTAATGAAGGTAAAGAAGTTATGTCTGATTTAGAAAAAAGATGTCATCATCATACTACAACCAATGTTAAGGGAGATAGTCATGAGAGTGCATATATGGAAGGTCAACGTAGCATCCTTCTATTTATAAAAGCAATGCTACAAAATGAAAACGAAAAGGATAAATAAATATGTCATCAGAACAGATAACGGAGCAACCAGCTTCGCCTGTAGAAACGACACCAGTAACTACAGAACAACCAACAACAATAGCGTCAACACCAACACCAATATCATCAACAACCGAACAACCAAAAGTAGCTACATCTTGGAAGGAAGCAATTTCTGAAGAGTTTAGACAAGATCCAAACATAGAAAAGTTTACAGAGATAGATGCACTTGCAAAGTCATACATCAATGCAACTAAAATGATTGGACAAGATAAAGTTGCTGTACCAAATAAAAATTCAACTGACGATCAATGGAATGAAATTTATGATAAGTTAGGCAGACCAGAATCTGCTGACCAATATCAACTTGATGTCAAATCAGATGTTGTACCTATTGATGAAAATTCTATAAAACAATTTGCAGAAAATGCACACAAGTTAGGTTTAAACAATAACCAAGCTAAAGGTGTTTTAGAGTTTTACAAAAATAATATGGAAGGTATGGCTCAACAAAGTAAAGTTGATACTGAAACTTCTCAAGTCCAAGCTGAACAAGAGTTAAGACAAGAGTGGGGTAGAGAATTTGAAAACAATGTTAAAAAAGCTGGAGCATTAGCTAAAGCTAATTTAAATACAGATGTACTTGACCTTGAACTTAAAAACGGAATGAGAGTAGGAGACCATCCTGAACTTATTAAAGGCTTTGCTAAAATAGCATCAATGATGTCTGAAGATAAAATGTTATCATCTGAAAGCGAAAGTGTAAATAAAGGCACAGATATTGAATCTGAAATTGCTACTATTACTAACAATACGGATGGACCTTATTGGAATAAAGGACATCCAGATCATGACAAGGTAGTACAACAAGTTTATACATTAAGAACAATGTTAAGTAGCTAAATAATTTTAACCCCTTGTGTTTTTTTTTAAATTAATGTAAGGGGTTATTAGTAGGATAATTCGCAAGAACCTTACTGACAACTGGGAATAGACTGTGGTCTAACAGACCTTAAATGCAAGAGACGCCTATCAATACTGATGGAGAACTTTTCTGATTATTTTAAGTTAACCAATAATAATGGAGACAAATATGTCATCACAAATAACTACAGCATTTGTAGAGCAGTATTCTGCTAACATACAAATGTTATCTCAACAAATGGGATCATTATTAAGAGACAAAGTCAGAGTTGAAAGCGTTGTAGGAAAAAACGCATTCTTCGATCAAGTTGGATCAGTAACTGCTCAATTAAGAACGAGTAGACACGCAGACACACCTCAAATAGATACTCCTCACTCAAGAAGAAGATTATCACTTGCGGATTATGAGTTTGCTGATTTAATAGATCAACAAGACAAAGTAAGGCTCTTAATTGACCCAACATCATCTTACGCTCAAGCCGCTGCTATGGCAATGGGAAGAGCTATGGACGATGTACTTATAACTGCTGCTTTAGGAACTGCTTCAACAGGTGAAACAGGTACTGGAACGGAAACTGTGCAAACTGGTGTTGTAAAAGGCACTACTGGTTTAACTGTTGCTAAATTAATTTCAGCAAAAGATTTACTAGATAAAGCAGATGTTGACCCTTCTATACCAAGACACATTATAGTAGGTCCAGAGCAACTAGGTAATCTATTAGGTGATTCAGAAGTTACAAGTTCAGATTTCAATACAGTCAAAGCACTCGTGCGTGGCGAACTTGATTCTTATCTTGGCTTTAAATTCACAGTATCTAACAGACTGCCAAAAACAGGTAACGATAGAACGTGTATTGCTTACGCACAAGACGGACTTCTTCTAGGAATCGGAAAAGATATTTCCGCAAGAATAGATGAAAGAGCTGATAAATCTTATGCTACGCAAGTATACTACTGTCAAACAATCGGTGCGACTAGAATGGAATCTGCAAAAGTAGTTCCAATCGTTGCTATCGAAGCATAATAGGAGATAAATAATATGGCTGTAACAACACAAAATAGTACTGAGTACGCTGCTACATTAGCTACTCCACTTGTTTTAGCAGGTGCAAGAAGTAATACTGGTAAGTTAAGAACACTTGCTTTTTCATTCAATCAATCTGGTGTCGGTGATGCTGGGTCTAAAATCGTGCTGGGAAAACTTCCAGCAGGTAGAGTTAAAATCATAGGTGGTTTATCTAGATTTTACTGTAACATTGTTGCTGGTTCAGCGACAATCGATATTGGATGGCAAGGTTACAACGATACTTCAGGAACAGCAGTTGCTGCTGATCCAGATGGTATGGTTGACGGACTAGATGTCGATGCTGTTGGCTATCAAACTATGGAAGGTAATACTGCTGCAACTAAGTTGCTTGGTGGTAACCATAAATTCAATAGTAATGATGGCGTTGTTATCGAAATCACAAGTGTTGCGGCACTTGCTGATGACGATGATGTAGACGGAGTAATCACTTACATAGTAAGTTAATAAATATTAAGTGGGGGAGCAATCCCCCATTTATTTAACATTAACCAATGGAGAAAATATGAGCTTATATAAAAACATGAACGCAAGAAAAAAAGCAGGAACTTCAAGATCAAAATCAAAATCAACAATATCAGCTAAAGCATATAAAAATATGAAAGCTGGT